TCTTAACTCATCAACAACTTCATTCACAACAGGTAACGAAGTTACTTCATCAAACTACACATCTGGTGGTGGAGCACTTGTAAACAATCCTACTTCTTTGACAGCAGGTGTTGCAAGAGCAGACTTTGCTGACTTGTCATTTCAGAATGTTACGTTGACAGCAAGAGGAGCTTTAATTTACAACACATCATCTGCAACTACTAATTCTGCAGTTTGTGTTTTAGATTTCGGAGCAGATAAAACAGCTACAGCAGGTACGTTTACAGTTCAGTTTCCAGCGCCAACATCAACAGCAGCGATTTTAAGAATCTCTGGTTAAATAGGAGGTAAACTCCTATGGCATCAGGAACTTGGGGTACTGGCTCTTGGGGTCAAAACCAGTGGAACGATACATCAAATCCAACTTTTACAGTTACGGGTATTGCCCTTACTGCATCTTTAGGAGACGAGTCAAGCTCAACTGAAATTAATGTAGGTTGGGGTAGACAAGAATGGGGTCTTCAAGGTTGGGGTATAGCCGGCACAACTATTCCTACAGGAATTTCTGCAACATTTAATTTAGGAAGTGTTACTACATCAATAGATGTTGACACTGGTCCATCTACAAACAATAATCAATTATTAACAGCAGGTCTTGGAAATGTAACAGGTGTTGGTTCAGCTGAAGTTGATATTACAGGTTTTCCACTTACAAATAATTTAGGAACAGTTGATGCTAGCCCTGACGCGATGCCTACAAGTGTTGCAGCTACTATGGGTCTTGGAACTGTTGATGCATTTAATACAATCGGTTGGGGAAGACTTCAATGGGGTATAAACGATTGGGGTGATGCTGGTAGTTCAGTGCAAGTAGATGTTTCTGGAATTGCAATGACAGCAGCTTTAGGCAATGAAACAATTACAGCTAATGCAAACGTAACTGCTAATACTTTAAATGTAGCTCAATTAACTTTAGGTATTGTTGACCCTGCACCTGATGCATCGATTACAGGTAATGGAGCTATTTTATCTTTAGGGACTCTTGGAATGCAGGGGGATGTTTCTCCTAATGTAACAGGTATAGCAATGTCTGCTGTTTTAGGAAATGAAACAATAGACTTAAATCAACAGGTAGATGTCACTGGAAATCCTCTATTAGCAAGGGTTGCTTCTGTAACTGCTTTTACAGATGTTACTGCAACTTTCAATGGTTTTGGGTTGACTCCAGCAGTAGGAAATGGTAATGCTCTTATCTGGAACGAAATAAATACAGGTTCTGCTCCAATAGATCCTCCTGGATGGAGGGAAGTCGTTGCATAAAGAGTTGACACTTTCTCTTTATTTTAATAAAATAAACGATATAAGGAATTTAATATGGCGAATTCAACATCAGCAAATTTAAAACTTACAGTACAAGCAACTGGAGAAAATTCAGGAACTTGGGGACAAATTACAAATACTAACCTTTTAATTCTAGAACAAGCTATTGGTGGTTTTACTACTTTTAATATTACTAACGCTGCTAGATCTTTAACTTTTACTAATGGTGCTTTATCAAATGGTAAAAATGAAGTTATTAAATTAACAGGGACTTTAGCTTCTAACTTAACAGTTAGTATTCCAAACTCAGTTGAAAAAACTTATTTAGTTGAGGACGCATGTGATCATGCAGGAAACACTTTAACATTCAAAACTGCATCTGGAACAGGTGTACTATTGTGTGAAGGAAATAAATACACATTGTATTCTGATGGAACAAATGTTGTAAAATTGTCTGAACAAAGAAATTGGAGAGCAGTATCAGCGGCAGAAACAGTTCAAGCTGGTGCTAAACTTTTAGTAAATACAAATGGTGGAGCAGTAACAATTACGCTACCAGCCTCACCTGCTACAGGAGATGAAGTACATTTTGTAGATCAAGGTTACGATTTCAATACTAACGCATTGACTGTTGGTAGAAACTCTTCTAATATAGCTAATGCAGCATCTGATCTTGTAGTTAATACACAAGGTGCAGCTTTTGGATTAGTATATTCTGGAGACGCTACAACAGGATGGACTTACACGGAGAAATAATATGTCAAATTACGAAGCAACTAAATACGATTTTGATGGAGCAAACCTTACAGGTATCGAGGGAATTCCTACAGCGACTATTGTACCGTGGTCTTCTGCTTCAGTGCCAACAGGTTTCTTAGAGTGTAATGGTCAAACAGTTTCGAGATCAACTTACGCTGCATTATTTGCAATCATAGGTACAACTTATGGTGCAGGTGATGGTTCTTCTACTTTTCTTGTTCCTGATCTTCAAGATAATGTAGCTGTTGGAAAATCTAATAACAAAGCTTTGGCATCAACTGGTGGAGCAAACACCGTAGCTTCAACAGGAAACGTTGGTGGTACTACAGCTAATGCTACTTTATCAGCATCACAACTTGCACCACACTCACACCCTTATCAAAAAGCAAATGCTAACCAACCTGGTAGTAATGGTTCTCCTAAAGGCGGATCATCTATACCAGCTAATACAGGAAATACAGGATCTGGTTCAGGTCACCAACATAACATGAGTGCAACTTTTACAGGTGATTCAACATCAGTTTTACAACCTTATTTAACAGTGATATATATTATTAAGACTTAGGAGAAAATATGGCAACGAATGCACAATGGACAGTAATATTTGAAGATAAAGTAATAATTAAAAATTTTGCTGAAGGAGCAAATGAAGGACTTACTTATAAAATTTCTGATGATGATTTTTGGGGACTAGCTAAATGGAATAACATTTGGGCAATTCAATATGGAACTTCTAATCCTAATGATACTGTAGAATACAGAGATACAACTCCTCATTCTACTTGGGAAGATGCTAACCTAGGTGACTTTACAGAGTTTACTACTAGATGGGACACTGCACATTTAACTGATTTACAAGATAAATGGGATAACGATAATTTAGTAAATGATGATGGCAGTTCTGCTGAAACAGCTGAAGATAAAATTGCTAGACTAGGGGCTAGACCCACATCTTATTCTTCTTAATTTTATAAATTTTTATTTATTTGATCGTATGCGTGATCTTTATTAGGTCCGTTTTGATTTACGTAATGTAAAAATACTTGAGCCATTCCCTCTCCTTTATATACACCAGGACGCCAATGTTCTTGTTCACATCCAGCATATAAAACAGCATCTCCTTCTTCTAATTCAAATGATTTTTCTTCAACAATAATAGGCCACTTGTCATATTTTTTAATGCAAGCAGTGACAGATATTTCGCAGGCAGGTCTATCTGTATGTTTAGATAAAGTACCACCATATACATAGTATCTCCAATAGCTATAAGTAGGAAATAATTTTAAGTTACACTCTTCTTCAACTTTAGATAATTTAGTATTTAATAAAGAATTCATTAAGGCGTCATGATACCAAGCTGGTGAGAATGATTGTTCATCTAAAACATAGTCTTTATTAAAATCTAATTTATTATAACAATATTTTTGAAGAACATTTAATTCTTCTTTATTAAAAAAATTTTTGATTAATTTATTATCTATTGTAGCCATGCAACTATACTATATCTGGTGCCTTTTGTAATAGGTTCAATACTATGGGGATACATAAAATTACTAGGAAAAAATACAATAGAACCTGTATTAAGTTTTAATCTTTTTATTTCTTCTTCATTTTGAGCTGTAAAAATTAAATCACCACCCTCATAATTATTATTTAAATTCATAATAATACTTAAATGTCTAGGACTATTTGTGTAATGATCTGTATGTACTTCGTATTTACCACCCGCAGAATATTTCAATAAATCTATTTGATTTATTTTATAACTAGACATTTTAGGAAATTTTATTTTATAATAACTATACAATCTTTCTATTTCTTGTTTTATATAATTCCAATAAAATATATTAGTAGGAGTTTCAAAATTTAATTGATACCCTTTTACATTTCTTATTTTTTTATTTATCCCTGCATTAATTTTAAGATGAGCTTTAGCTTTTAATTTTATTAAAGGTATTATTTTTTTAATAAATTCAGGATTAATTATGTTTTTAATTTCTACGATAGCTTCTAAATGATTCATTTATCTTAACATCATCCAAGAAGTTAAAATGTATTTTTCTCCAGACAAAGGAGAATTACCTCTGTGAACATAGGGAAATCCTGCTGGCCAAATAACAATTCTACCTGTTTTAGGTTTAACTCTTTTTGAAAAATGTAAAAACTCTGTTTCTCCTCCATCTTCTACGTCATTTAAATATATAGAAAAAACAAAAGCACGTGGCTCATTACTAAAACCTTTCCCATGTTCTATATGCCAAACATGATAACCTTCTGTAGGAAGAGTTTTTTGAATTTTTAAATCTGTAAAATGAAAAGGAACTCCATAAGCATCGCTTGCTCCAGTGTTTTGAACATAATGATTCCAGGCTATATCAAAATTAACCATCATAGGTTTTAAAGATTCCCACCAAACATCAATATTATTAGGTGCTGCAAAAAATTGTTGGTCTTGTTTATGTAATATAGATGCCTTTTCAAAACCTATTCTATTAATTGTATTATTAAATTTATTTTGATTTTCATATAGATCTATAGCATCATCACACATTTGTTTTGTGATGTAATTATCATAAACACCTATAAAATTATTTATATTAACTGTTTTTTCTAAAGCACTCATTGGTCTTTCTTATTTGGTATATATAAATACTGTATATCACTATTTTGTAAAGTCAATATAGCATCCTTAAATGTTTCAACAATTGGATATCCCTTTAAATTAAAAGATGTATTTAATAAAATTGGAACACTTGTTTTATCATAAAACAATTTAATAAGATCATAGTAATTAGGATTTTGTTCTTTTTTTAAAGTTTGAAATCTACAAGTTTTATCTTCGTGCACACAAGCAGGAACTGTATCAATAGCTTTTTGTTTAGCATCTATAGCAAAAGTCATATAGGGTGATTCATCTAAAGTATGCATTTTTAAATAATCATGTCTGTGTTCGTAAAGTATTGTAGCAGCAGTTGGTCTCCACCATTGTCTTCCTTTTATTTTATTTACAATTTCTTTTGCATTTACATTACGAGGATCAAATAACATAGATCTATTTCCTAATGCACGTGCGCCCCATTCAGAGTGTCCTTGAAATATTACTACCAATTTTTGTTGAAGTAATAAATCTACTGCTTCTTCTTTATTATAAATAATTTTCATAATACAATGCAGCTCCCACTGCTGTTCCTCCATCATGACATATTGGATCTACAAAAAAATTATATTTAGGAAAAAGTTTTACAAGTTTAAAATTGTTAGAACAATTTAAATGATAGCCCCCTGATAATATAATATTTTTACAGTCACTATAAGTTATTGCTTTTTCCATAAGTTCAATAACATCCTTTAATGTTTCTTCTTGTGCTATGTTTGCAATTTCTAAAACTTGTTTATCTAAATTATTTTTACTATTTTTATAAGCAGCTATACCCATTAGTTGACCTTCTTCACCGTAATTAAAACCTGCTTTTCTTAAATAATGTATATATTTTAAACCTGCTTTTAATTTACTACTAAAAACTGTATCTATATTTTCTAAAACTTTTAATTGTTCAATCTCAGGAAAGTGATTAAAATAGTCATTTCTTTTGTTTGAAATGTATCTATATTTATTTTGCACTTTATCTTTATTAATTAAATAAATACTTTGAAGAACTTTAAAATTTTTATCATAAACATTTTCCCCGCCACCATCAGAGATCAAAGCAATAGCTTCATTAAATTTACTAAAATGTAATCCACAAATAGCATGATAAATATGATGATTATCTAAATGAAAACTAAAATCCTTATGACTAACTTGAGTTAATATGTGATTAACTATAGGCATTTCTATTTGTAAATGACCTCGGTTATAAGAAGAAAATATTACCATATCAAAAGTAATATTTTTAAAACAATCTAAAGCTTTATATTTATAATTGTATATACCGCGATTGTTTTCTTCAGGCATATAATCTTTAATATAATTAAATCTTTCTTCTTCATAATATTCTTTTAATATTCCATTTTCTAAAAATGCAAAAGAACAGTTATGTGAAATATTTATACCTAATATTTTTTTCATCTATTTGTTAAAAAACAAACTAGTAGTAAATCTATAAGTTGGTCCTAAAATATTTTGAGATTTTATAGTATGTTTTATTTCTCCATCAAATATAATAGCTCTGTTAGGTGTGTATGGATTAGACTCTGCAATATCTTTACCATTGTCTTTGTAAAAAACAGTTTCTCCACCCCACTCAGGATTCCATGTTAAATTAGAGTAGTGTAAAAATACAATTTGATTAGGGTGATTATGTATAAAATTAACATCCATATTTTTAGTTAAATTAATTACACATTTATCGTAATTATTAATTGTTATATTTTTATCTTTTAGTTTATCTAAAACGATATCTAATATTTTTATATTTTTAAGATCTTCAAAAGTATAAGGACTGTGTAAACATGGATACATTCTGTGTTGAACCTCATTACTATCATCCCATCCTATTCTAAAGTTAGAATGAATAATGGTGTTAAATAGCTGTCCTTGTATCGTAGGAGTAAAAAAATTATCGTATTTCTCTATCATGTAGTGTATTATTTTCTATCTTTCATTCTCTATAAAACTAATATATAAGCTACTATATGCTACAAAAATTAAATTTCAAGCCTGGTTTTAACAAACAAGACACAGAATCTGGTGCTGAAGGGCAATGGACAGATGGTGATTTTGTTAGATTTAGATATGGACTACCTGAAAAAATAGGTGGTTGGAATCAATTAACTGCTGCCTCAAAAACATTACCAGGAGCAGCTAGAAAACAACATGCCTTTACTTCTTTTGCAGGTGAAAAATATACAGCCATCGGAACGTCGCAAGGTTTGTTTCTATATTATGGTAATGATTTTTTTGATATTACACCATTAGATACAGCTATTACTGGATGCACTATAACAACTGTTAATGGTTCAAATACTGTAACTATAAATAAAGGATCTCATGGTTTAGCTAAAGGAAGGTATGTAACATTATCTGGTGTAACTGTTACGGGTGCTTCAGATTACACACCAACAGAATTACAACAAGTTTATGAAATATTAACTGTTCCTGATGTAGACAAATTTACAATACAAGCTTCTAGAAATGAAGGAGGTACAGGTATGACTGCGGCAGGGGCTGCAACTGTTAATCCCTATGTTGAAGTGGGTCCTACTTTTCAAACTGCAGGTTATGGTTGGGGAACTTATTTATGGAACGATAGCACTTGGGGTACAGAAAGAACTGTTAGTAACGTGACTCTAGATCCAGGAAACTGGAGTCTTGATAACTTTGGTGAAGTCTTAGTTGCAACTGTATTTAATGGAAAGACTTTTACTTGGGATGCTGGAGCTGCAACACCCAGAGGTAATAGAGCTTCTCAAACAACAACTAATTTTAATACGACAAACAATCCAACAGCCACTAGAATTTCTATTGTATCTGACAGGGATAGACATTTATTTCACTTTGGAACAGAAACAACTATAGGGGATACTACAACACAAGACCCTATGTTTGTAAGATTTTCTAACCAAGAAGATTTAAATACATATGCACCGACAGCAACTAACACAGCCGGTACGTTTAGATTAGATACTGGTAATGAAATTAGAGCAGCTATACAAGGTAAAGATTATATCTTTGTATCAACTGATCTTGCAGCTTATGTAATTCAATTTGTTGGTCCACCTTTTACTTTTTCTGTTAGACAAGTAGGCACCAACTGTGGGTGTATTGGTCAACATGCTATGTCTTATGCAAATGGTGCTGTATGGTGGATGTCAGCTGAAGGTGGATTTTTTGTATACGATGGTACAGTTAAATCATTACCTTCACTTGTTGAAGACTTTGTATTTAGCACAGATGGAGATAATTTAGGTATTAACTTAAATTCAAGAGATGTTATTTATTCGTCTCCTAATTCTTTGTACACAGAAATAAATTGGTTCTATCCAAAAGATGGATCTGATCAAATTGATAGATGTGTCACGTATAATTATTCAGAAAATGTTTGGACAACTTCATCTTTAGCTCGAACTACATATCAAGACCAAGGGGTATTTAATGCTCCTTACGCAACAGAATATACTGATACAGCCACACCTGTATTTCCAGATATATTAGGTATTACAAATTTTTATGGGGCCAGTATTTACTATGCTCATGAAGTAGGAACTGATCAAGTAAACAGCACAGGCACAACTTCTATAGACGCTTTTATTAGATCTGGGGATTGGGATATTACTTCACGTAGGAGCGCCTTGGGTCAGGCAACAGGGGTTGCTGATTATAGAGGTGATGGAGAATTTTTTATGTCAGTCAAACGATTTATACCTGATTTTAAATATCAAACAGGTAATGCTCAAGTAACTTTATTTGTAAGTAGTTATCCAGATGATGTAGCAGTTAGCTCACCTCTTGGACCCTTTACAATAACTTCTACCACTGATAAGGTAGATACAAGAGCTAGAGGCAGATTAGTTTCTGTGCAGATAGCCAACACAGCAGTAGGTGAGTCATGGAGATATGGCACACTTAGATTAGATGCACAACCAGATGGAAGAAGATAATGGCAATAGTTTTTGATGCACAAGGAAATTTAGTAGATACAGAAGGTGATATTAATTTTTTTAATACAGGCACTGAACAAGTTTTTCCTACTCAAGATGTTACCCAATACATGGTGGAAACAAATACACCTTTTTATAAACCTGATACAGGAATAAACACTTTAAGATTTGTAGACAATAATTCAATATCTCTTCAACCTGAATATTTAATGCCTAATACAAATAAAGTACCACAATTACCAGCAAATAGATTAGAAGGTTTACCAAATTTAGATTTACAAAGTTTACCTGCAAATATGGGTGTTGCTAATGAAAAAGATGTTGAACAAGTAAATTCATTAGCAGGTCAAAATAACTCTACTGGTATTATGGATTTAATAATGAGTATAGCTGTACCAGGATTTAATTTATTAAGAAATATGGGCCAAGGTATTCAAGGTTTAAATCAAAGAGTACGTAATACAGATTTTGCTAAGTCTTCAAGTTTGGCTGATTATTTTGATGCTAGAAGTTATGGTGGCAGAGACGCAAGAGATAGAGCAGCTTCACAAAACATGAGAGAGGCTAGAGCTATTCAAAAACAAATGGATATGAGACCATCAGCTACCCTAACTAATCAAGATAAAGGAAGAGGAAATAGACCTGGTGGAGCTACTTATGCAGCTCCTTCTAAACCTTCTAGAGCAAGTAGCTATAGAGATTCATCATCATTTGGAAAGAGTTTTCACGGTGGCTAAAATAACTAATTATATACCTGAACCAAAAGAAGAATATGATGTAGATAATCAAAGACAGATTATGGAGTCTTTAAATACAATGAAGCAACAACTTAATTTTTCTTTTCAACAAGATTTAAAAAACGAACAAGACGCTTTTAATTACTTTTTATCATGAGCATACAATATAAAAACGCATCTAAGATATTAGACGGAACAGCTATGACAACTGTTTTGACTATATCAACATCAGCTGTGGCTATTGTAAAATCTGTATATGTATCTAATAACAGCACAGGAGCTGTATTAGTTAATTGTGATTTAAGAGATTCATCAGCTAGTACAGATGTAGAATTTTTTAGAAAGGATGTGCCTGCTTCAAGTACAGTCAATGCTACAGAACAGGGGTTGAATTTAGAAGCAGGAGATGCTATAAAAGCTCAAGCAGAAACAGCTAACAAACTTGAAATAGTGGTTAGTTATGCGCTTATAAACAGAGAGAATGAAAACGGATAATATACATAAGATCGATTGTACAACTATAACAGTTTATAGAAATACAAAGACAGGTGAAACTTCTAAAGAAAAAATGGAAGGACCAGATATTGTTACTGATGTAACAGTGCAAGTATCACCAAAAGGTTTAGATGTATTCCAGAAAGTAATGAATAATGATAATAAGAAACCAAAACCCTAAAGGCGGAACAGAATTACAATTCAACTATTTAGAAGAATATGTTGATAAAAAATTATTAGATCAAGTACAGATTACAACTTCTGTACCGGAAAAGATTCCGTTACATCCAGATAAAGTAAACATACTTTGGCAAAAAAATTCATATGATCAACCTAATTTAGCTCCTTGGTTTCAAGAAAAATCTAATCATCACAAGTATGATTGGTATGTATTTAATTCTCATTGGACGTTTGAAAAATTTAGAATGATGTTTGGTCTACCGGCAGAAAAATGTTTGGTAATTAAAAATGGTGTAGATAAAATACAAAAAGCAAAGCCTTATAAACAAGGTGACCCTATTAGAATAATTCATCAAAACACACCTTGGAGAGGATTATCTGTTTTATTGGGTGCAATGCAATTAGTTAAAAACCCATTAATTACTTTAGATGTGTATTCATCAACTGAAGTATACGGAAAACAATTCTTTGATCAAAATGACCATGAGTATACAGAGCTATATGAACAAGCAAGACAATTACCTAATGTAAACTACATAGGTTATAAACCAAATAGTTTTATAAAAAGTAATATGCATAAATATAATATGTATGCATATCCAAGTATCTTTGAAGAAACATCTTGTATATCTTTATTAGAATGTATGGCTGGTGGATTGTATTGTGTTACAACTAATCTTGGTGCTTTGTTTGAAACAGGTGCTGAGTTTCCCATGTATATACCTTTTGATAATAATTTAAGAAGGCTATCAATGAAATTTGCTTCTGCAATAGAAGCTTCAGCAAATATATTACATGAAGAAACTATACATAAACATTTAGAAACTCAGTCTGATTATGTTAATGCTTATTACAATTGGAATAAAATAGGCACATCATGGACAAGATTTTTAGC